CAGAACAACCTATTCTACATCTACACGCACATCGTGACTTCCATATAATCATTAATAAACCACCTACTGAACCTAATATTAAAGCAGTAGCGCCTGCAAATTGATCTATTGTAAAATTTTCCATTTGCGCTAAGGGCATTATATATAATTACTTTTTAAAAAACTTTTTATTATACATTGTAATTAATTTTTTCATATCTGTTGTTGGTGTTTGTTGTTTAAAACCCGACCATGTAATATAATATGCTAAAAAACCCGCACGTAGTGGATCATTAGTTCTTAAATCTTTTTGATGTCTTCTCAAATAAGCTTTACGACGATCTAAATCTTTATGAGTTAAAAAATCGTCACGTTCAGGATCTCCAAATGATACAGATTTAAATTTATTATCAGGCATTCTAAATAATGCAGTCCACTTTTTTTTTTTTGTTGTTGCTGGTTGAATTTTTACTAATACAGGCATAATATATATATATATATATATATTATATATTAATATATAGAATGCCTACACAAGCACAAATAAATGCCGATAAAATAAAAAATTTAATTTTAATAATTAATAAAATAGAACAAAGACAGAATATAATTAATACAGAAGTAATTAAAATATTAGATTATTTAGATAAAATAAATACGATGGTCTTATATATTTATAATAAAGAAAAGAAAGACGATATACAGACTGAACCGATTAAGTCTGGCTGGTTTTATTGAAAAGAGGCTTAAAGAGATGACAATATATAATAGTAGGAGAAGAGTAAGAGCATATCAGCACTTGGGGTTGTAATGGTACAACTCAACGCTGATATGTGGGAGATTATTATTAATATGAAAGAGAAGGCAGAGAAGGCAGATAAGATGGATGTGACTATTAAAAATAATCATAAGTTTATGATGAAAGAGCTGACAAAACTGCTAGACATTATAACTGATGATGCAGAATTTGATGAAGCCGATAATGTCTCTACCTATATTAAAGAGAACTTTAAAATGTATATTGATGTAAATAAGGAGATTGATATTGAAAAAAAAGATTATTTTTCATATGATGTCCTGTCTTATATTAAATAAAATATTAAAAATAAAAAAAATAATTACTAACATATTTAAAAATATGTTAATAGTTATATATAGAAATGGCGAGAACATCAAAATATACAGAAGAGGAAAGAAAAGAAAGAACAAGATTAAAGAAGAAGGAATACTATGAAAATAATAAAAATAAAATGAAAGAATGTATGATAAATAATTATCATAAAAAAATTACTGATGATGTTAAATTAGAAAGAATAAAAAAAATTTTATTAACAATGGATACACCTTCTAAAATATATGATTTATTAGATAATATTTAATTAATAACTATTAAAATAATTTATAGTTTTTATTTAAGGATATAATTATTTTATATTATATATATATATATATAATATAGAATGTTTAAAAATCTAGATTTAATCCGATTCAAAAATTTAAAAGGTAAAAATAGTTTTCAAGCTAATGTTGATATTATAGAGTACAGTAAAGACGATATACAAAAAAATATTTTTAATAAAAATATGTTAAATAATTATTTTGAATGGACTGATTATAATGATAAGATTAAACCTTTTTATGATATTGATATTAAATATTATAATGAAATTACATATCAAACAGACCAAGACAGAATTAAAAATGATTTTTATGATTATTGTTTAAAATTGTTCCCTGATTGTGATATTGCAGTAAGTAGTTCACATGGTGAGAAGTTAGACAAAAAAGGAGTTAAATGCTGGGCTATATCATATCATTTTGTAATTAATAATTATGAAACTACAATAGAAGAATTAAAACAATTTAATAAATGGAATAATATATATAATAAATTTTCAGATTATGGAATTGATAAATCTGTATATCGTCGTGGAATGATGAGAGCTTTATACTCAAATAAACCTAATGATAATAGAACTAAAATTCCTGAAACTCATAAACGTAATTTATTTAAACATCTTATTACTTCTAATATTTTTACTAATAAAGAATTTAAAAAAATTAAAATTATGGATATGTCTACATCTCCTGCTGTATCACCTCCACCATCTCCTAAATCAAAAATAGAAAGTAATAATATTATTTTACCTAAATGTGATAAGGATACATTTATAAAACATATAAATAGTTTTAAACCTAGATATAATTATGCAGATTGGTTAGATATTGGTTATATATGTTTTAATAATTTTGATGGTTCAGATGTAGGATTAGATATATGGAATGATTATTCAAAAAATGATGATGATGGTTATAAAGGTAAACAATCATTAAAAAAATATTGGTTAACATTTGAAAAACAATATGATAAAAATAATAAAAAATTAAGTTACAAAAGATTAATTAAATATCATGATGAAGATTACCCCTGTAAAAATAAATATGAAAAATATTATAAAGAAGGTAGATTAATTGAAGAAATGAATAAAGAATGTTTTTTTTATACTGCTACATCTGATATTATATATTATAATACAGATGATGAGATTATAATTAATAAATGTAAAATAGCTGAACTAAAATATAAAAAATATATGTTTAGTATTCCTAATCCTAATGTTAATTCTGCACTTAAATATATTAAGGTTAATCCTTTTAATTTATGGTTAGAACATATAGAAAGAAAAGATATTGATAAAATTGTTTTTGATCCTAGTACAACAGAACAAAAAGAAAATACATTTAATACATGGACTGGATATAAATATAATCATACAGATGATGAAGTTGATATGGATAAGATAAAAGATTTTTTATTTCATATTAAAGATGTTTTAGCAAATAATGATGAAACACAATCAGAATATATATTAAATTGGATAGCTCATATTATTCAAATGCCTTATAAAAGAACTAACACATGTTTAGTATTTTCAAGTATTCAAGGTGTAGGAAAAACAATTATAATTGATTTACTCGGTAAAATGATGGGTAAGGATTATTATTTATCTACTAATAGTTTAGATGCAGTATTAGGACATTTTACAAGTTCAGGAGCTAATAAATTATTAGTTAATTTTAATGAAACTAATTGGGGCGGTGATGTAAAAATGGAAGGTAAATTTAAATCATTTATAACTGATGATATATATAAATTAGAAATGAAAGGTAAAGACCCTATATATATAAATAATTTAGCTAATAGTATTATATCTTCTAATAAAGATTGGTTAGTAGCAATGACACGAGATGATAGAAGATTTAATTTAATGGAATGTAAAAATGAAAAATTATCAAAAGAAAAAGCATTAAAAATATTAGATACTGATTTACAACATTTATTTAATTATTTTATGAATAGAGATATTAGTAATTTTGATCCTAGTGTTTATAAGAGAAGTGAATTCGCTGAAAAACAAATAGAATTGAATTATGATTCAGTACAAGTATTTTGGAAGAATTTTATATATGGAGAAAGTAAATTAGAAAAAGAAAAATTTATATGTAAAATTGAGATGTATGATACATATATTTCTGAATGTGTAGCTACTCACGTACATAAATTAAATAATGTTAAATTTTGGATTAAAATAAGAAAATTATGCCCGTCACTTAAATTTCATAAAGCTAGTGGTAAAAATAAACCAAAAGTTGAATTACCTGAGGATGATATATTAATACAAGAATTTGAAAATGCAAGTTATTAATTTGCGTCACTTACGTTAGTTACGTCAGTTACGTCACTAAATCAGTAGTTTATTTGTTATAGAAAATAAGAAATACTTTTTTGTTTTGTAACTTATTCTACTGACGTAACTGACGTAACTGACGTAATTGTTTATGCTCTATTTTTATATATTATATTATATTATATTAATATCATATATAGTCTAATAACAAAATAAAATAAAAAATAAATAAAATTATCGTCACGTCAGTAAAAATATTTAACTGACGTAATTAAAATTAACTGACGTAATTAAAATTAAGTGACGTAATTAAAATTAAGTGACGTAAATAACTTGCATAAATAACTTACATAATTTAATTACTATTTTACAGAATTATATTCAACTATTATAAATATATTTAAACATATATTAACTATAAATATTATTATAGTTTATATATATATAGATAAATAAAATGACAACCGATAAACAAAAAGAGGCAAAATCAAAAAATTATTTAATTAAAAAATTATTACCATCAATAGCAGAGCATATAGGAATTGATAAATGTAATGTTGATGAATTTATATTTAATGGAGATCATACATTAGAAGATAATGAACCCGCATATTGTATTTGTGGTGTAGCTATTAAAAATAAATATAGTATTAAACATGTACCAACAGATAATATAATTTATCCTATTGGTTCAGAATGTATTAATCATTTTAAAACAAAAAATATGGAAGATTATAATAAAATAGAGAGGTTTAAACATCTAACTAATATGAAGGTTAGAGGTGGAAAATATCGTTTTTTATTATATTCAGAAGTATATGAAAAGATATTATATCATTATTATTATTATGATAAAAATAAAGATAACAAAGTTTATATAACAGAAATGAAAGAATATTATAAATTAAAATATATAGATAAAATAGAACGTTATTTTATAGCTAATCAATCATGATTGTTTCAATATTATTTTTTTTAATTTTATATAATACTACATTATTATCATCTAATAATGCAGGTGTATTATCATTATTATAAATTTCAGTTTTAATATTTTGTATAACACAAGGTTGTTTAAATGTATAAACCATATCACCACTACTCTGCATAAATAAAAAGTCATCAATTCTATTTTCTTTTGAAACAATTGAAACTGTATTAACTAATTGACCGTTAGATATATATTTACTTTCTCCGATCATATCAGACCGGATAATGTAAAAACCGTGATTAGTTTTAGATGCTATTTTATCAGCTGTAAATGTTGTACTAGTAGCATTAATTATAATTTGAGGGAATCCAACTGTCCATTGGTGAGAATCAATAGTTTGAATAACAGGCGGCTGAGATGTAAAATAAGCGGCACCAAATAAATTACTATTATATTCAATTATATCTGCACTTTCCAATTGTGCGTTAGTTGTAAAAGGATAAGACGATATATCAAAATTATTTCTTATTAAATTTGTATACTTATTAACATTAAGATCTGGAATAATATTTTTATAACCTAATATATAAAAAAAGTTTCTGTAATTATTATTATCATCTATTCCAAATTCTTTTATACCAATTCCTGAAAATGAATCAAAAACAGTCCATCGTGGTACATTATAATCTTCAAGCACACTTACATTCGGCGTAGTTGTAACAGGTCTTATATGTGGATGATATATTATAGGATGATTATATGGATTAATTAAATAATAATCATTACCAGCATTAGGATTTAAATTAGCGTTAGCACTATAAGCACTTATAGGGGCTAAACTATAAGGAGTATTACCTACTGGTCTTCCTGTATGTAAATTACTAAATTCAAATTTATTTTCAATTGAATTATATTGAAATTTTGGAAAACAACCTAAATAAATTTTATCAATAGTAATATCTGTATACCATTCTATTGAATTATGCCTAATAGCATTTAATGGGTGCGGTTCTGGTGTTACTGATACGGTAGTATTTGGATCTTGCATATTAGATAAACCATTAAATAATAATAAAGCATCATTACCGTATGCACTAAATGCTCTATCATATCCTATATTCCTATTATTAGCAGTAACAGGATATTTAATAGATCCAGGCAATGTTAATTTTAAATAATATTGGTTATTATCATTAACTAAAAAACCCTTCCATGGTTTTTCATAGCTTGCCTCTGTTTCAATACCATAATATGTTAAATTAAAATGACAAGTTGCAACATGTGATAACTCCATATATTTTAAATCTGATCCTATTCGTTGGTTGTAACCATCAGTATTTGAAATATGTAAAATTCTTTCATTACTTGAAAATCCTATTTCTTCTAATAATCCATCTTCTCGCTGCTGTGTATCAAACCATTCAAAATAATTTTCTCTTTCATTCCAAAAATGTTCGCTTACTTCTATCCATTGATCCATTACCAATGCTGGTATCGTTTCTTTAATATATGGATTATCTACACCATGGTTAGTATCCCATCTAATGCCTAATTTTAAACCTGCATTCCTAAAATTTACATATTTCATAGCAACAAAATCAAAATTATCTCTATATACATGTTGATTAACACCTTTATTATACCAATCAGTAAAAGCATTATCACATAATGTATAACGTGTACCACATTGAAACGCTTGGAAACATTCAGTCTCTTTTATTATTGTATTTTCAGTAAATTTATCAGTTTCAGTTAGAACTAAATTATCCGCTGGATTTTCTAATCTAAAATTAGTATTAGATAATTGTTGTTTAATAGGTTTATTTTTAACTGTATATTCATTAATAATTTTATTTAATTGTATTGTTACATCTTGTGCTACATTATTAACATTGTTAAAACCTTTATCAGTTTCAATATCTATAAATTTAATATATTCATACCACATAAAATAACCTGCTTCATTAGTATCAAAATCATTTATGACTACATTATCTTTTGATTTATCCCTTCTAAATATTGTAAATCTTTTACCATCAAATTTTCTTTTATACATATATATTACATCTTGCTTAGTAAAAGTAGTTGAATCATTAGACATTGTTTGAATTGGTACATGTCTATTAGTACTATTATGTGTATCAAAATCTGCAACTTGATTCGGGTTATCTTCCCATACATTTACAAAATTAGTAGTAGGTAATCTTAAACAACATAAACCATCATTATTTTTATAAAAATTAATTTTTATTTTAGTTTTATTATCATATACATCAAATTTATAAGTTAAATCAAATTTATAAGTGGTTAACGTCCATAAATTATTAGTTGTATTTGTACCTAATTTATTTCCATCAAATGATATACTAGATACACCATCACCAGCACCATTAGCATTTAAAAAAGCACTAGACACTTCAATTGAATCACCTGCATTAACTTTAACTCCACTACCTAAGCTATTACGCCATTTAGATTTATCATCATCTGTTTTTTCAGTTGCTTGTAATCTAGAACATTCAATAACATATGTATCTACATATTCTTGTGGTTGATTTTTATTTTTTTTATCCATATTATTAACTAAATATATATAATATTAATATATATTTAATTTTTATAAATACTTATAATAATAAATCTAAATTATACATACGATTGATAAAATCGTTTATTAACACAATTAATAGTCTTATTCACCACTACATAACATCTCATTAATAAATTAGTAGTTTGATTATTAGTTTTATTCCTATTAAAAGTCAGAACAACACCTTCTTTATTAACTGGTCTATTAATCTTAAAATAAAAATATTGTTTATTGTTTTTAACCCCATTTGTTTCAGTATTTAATGCTCTACCTTCATGCTGAATATCACTAACTAAATTAGTATCTTCGTCACAGTATTCAGTTCTATTAATATATGGACTTAATACATTGTAATTATTTAGATGAGATGCAATTTGTGCATCGTTCTTCAATACTTGCGGGAATAGATCAACACCATTAATTTTAATTTGAATATTATTTTCATTATTTAATTTATGTCCTACACTTCTATAATATGATAAAGTACTTTGAATTCTTTGTGTATCTGTTAGTCCTTGATCGGTTAACATAATAATTAAACCTTCTACAAATCTATTAGCACCACCTAGATTAAGAGTTTCAGCAATTAAATTACCACTAGGAATTAAAGTTCTCATATATAAATTATATTCTCTTGCTAATGGTAAAGCCCATTGATTACGTCTTAATTTTTCCATTAATGTACCATCAAATAATATAAAATCACATAATAGACCTACATTATTTACATCAACAGATACTTTTTTAGTTGTTGATGTTTGACCGTCACCAGTAATATAAATATTTTGGTTGAATTCTAATTCTAATTCTAATTGATCTTCTATATCATATAGTGGCAGTGGTACATTAGATATAATAGGAACTAATGCCCCTAAATCAATTTGATATTCTTGACCGTTATGTAATATTAAACTTTTATTATATAATAATTTATTTGTAGCACTTACTATATCAGTTTCATATTGTGTATCATATTCAATTACATTTTGATCAAAGCGCAATTCTTGTGCTCCTGCATTATCATCACTAATTCCATTTCTCCAACATCCAGTTGTACCATGTTTAATTGTACCCAAATTTTTAATTCTTTCTCCACCAGTAAAATTACTTTCAAAGCTTCTATAATGATCGTAATAATTAATCCTTGATAGTTCTTTACCTGATGCTCTAAATACAACATTTTTTATAATACTATCTATACCTATACCACTTGGTAAGAAAAAGCGATCAGTACCATTACAATCTGTATCAATACCAATTACTAATTTACTATTATTATTTAACCATCCAATTTTAGGAAAAACGAAGCGGCATCTCTCTTTACTTATTACAACAGGGTCTACAAAACGACAGTCTATATATTGTTGATTAGGTACAGAACTATCACATTTTAATTTTAGTAGTTCAGGTAATTGCATATCGTTACAATTTTGAACTTGTGATTCATTGTAAGTTATAGTTTGATTAGGTAAAGAATTTGTTTCATTTACTTTTGCAGACATATTTATATATATATCTATATAATATTATTTTTTTTAATTTAAAATGACATTATTTTAGTAACTTTAAAAAAGACATTAACAGAATAAGGTTTAGGTTTATTTGAATCTTTATGAATAATTAAACCGAATTGATCGTTCAAAAAATTTTCACCCTGCATACTTACATTATTATATGCACAACCAATACCAAATGATGGTCCAACATCTACAATAGAAGCAGAAGCAGTCTTAGGTGTATTAACAACATTTCTAACATTATTTGAACCACCAACCATAAATGGTCTAAAACTATCATAAAAGTTTCTATATAAATCAGCACCTAAAATAGAATTAGTTTTAGCATTAGAATCTAAATTAAATTTTAGTGGAGTTTTAACACCACCTTTTAATATTTCAACTCTATTAATTGTATCAGTTAATCCATCAGCATCAACTATTGGCGATGTATCCATACTATTTTCACCTGCATTATTAGCATATGTTTGATCTACAAAATTTACAAAAAAGGATTGAACCATTGGTTCACCTACTCTAAAATTAATAGTATTATAATTACTATCAACAGTCGTATGATGTGATACAATAGTATTATATTGAATAGCTTTTGTACCCATTTCATCCTTTGACATCATTTCTAATTCATAAGATAATTGTACGTTTGTAAGTTCATATTTACATCCAGTAGCATTAGTAGCATCACCAGTATTAAAGAAAAAATTAGCATCACTACTCAACATAATTTCTATATTACATCCATTTTTTTTACTAGGGTCTAATAAATAATCACCTGACATTAATAAACCACTAAAAAGAGGAACTGAAAAACTAATAGTTGTACTTGTTAATTGTTCTGATGTAGAATAATGATTAGATGATGTAGCAGATGATAAAGAATAAGAAGTACAAAAATCATTTACATTTAAACTTTGTTTTAAAAATGATGCCATAAATCTATTATATGATTTAATAGTTTCTAAATTATTATTATTAGCATTTTTAATAGTTAATGAATCAATTAAACTATATATTCCAGTAGAAGAATCAAATGAAACTTCATCATCTTCTCCAATGGCGGTTCCATTTGCATCAACACATCTTAAATTACCATTTAATCTTAAACTACCTTGTCTAATTTTTTTTCCAGGAGAAGCACCAATAATAAAATTAATTAAAGGTGTGTTATGTCCTAATGTTGAAGAAGGGCTATAATTAGTAGGATCTGCTGTTGCGTATTCCATATTTTAATATATATATATATTAAATATATTAAAATTTTAATTATAATTAATTATAATTCTCTTTCTATACTTTCATTTGTAATAATTAAATTTTGAATACTATATACAAAATTATTAAAGTTTTTATTCTTTGTACTTGAAACATCATAAGTAAATTTAACCTGATAATCAGCAGCAGAAATATCATGAACTGCATTTCCAATAGTAAATGGTTTACCTACAATAAAATTACTTTTAGCATTCAATAAACTAGTAACAGGAATATCAGATTGAGATAATGCTTGTGTTAATTGACTTAATGCTCGTTGATTATATCCATTAGTATTAGTAGTTTTTCTAACTTCAATAGCTCTATCAGGGTTCTGTCTTCCACCCATAAATACAGAATAATCACCCATTCTTTGACGATCTCCACATATTTTAAAATATGGTGTAGTTTCATTTAAAAAGTTTGTTAAACATTCAACAGTAGATGTATTATCAGTTGTAGGTTGATGTAAAACAGCTTTACCTAATTTATTTTGGAATAATATATCCATTGTTGGTTGTAATTCTTCTTTATTAACAGTTTTTTGATAATTCATATATGCTCCATATGGATATATAATTGAACCCTTTTCATTTAATGCTCTTGCCATTGCTTTTTCCATTTCAGGTTCTACACTACATTTTTTTAATATAATTTCAACATCAGATACAGTATAATCAAAAGTAGTAATAGATGTATTAGTATCATAAAAACCATTTGAAACTAATGAATTATTATGTCCTATTGTTGATCCAGTAAATTCACCGTTAGAAGTAGCAGCAGTAAAACTAATTTCATATCCACCACCAGCAGCAATATCTATATTTGTAATTTTTCCAATAGTTACAGATGTATTAGCAGCAGTTTTAATTCCTAATAATTCACCAACACAAAATGGACAATCAGCAACAACACCATTATTATTTGTAGGATAAGTAAAAATTGATGTATAAGATGATGCAGATGCTAGACCATCACCAGCAACACCACCATTACCATGAGATAATAGTAAATTGTATCCACCAGTATTAGGACCATCACGAGAAGTAGATTGTATAGCTCTCCAACAGTACCGGGGCTCTTCTAATTCGAGCTCTATAACCATACCCTGTAATAATCCAACTGGTAGAATTTTCGTGTTAATAGCACCGAGTAATCCAGAGCAGTGAAATGGAATAACTAAATTGACACTTGTATTACCATCTTTATCAAAGTATGGATTACTAGATGTATTATATGAATTTAATTTTTCAATTAATCCACTATTACCCCAGCTTCTAGTTCTAAAATCATGAATTACAACTCCTTCTGTTGAACTTCTTTTAGCATCTAAATTAGAATCTTTATTATACATTAATCTAATAGCATTAAGTGCGTTAGCATTTGTAATGCTTTCTAATGTTTTACCTGTACCACTTCTAATAACTAAATTTTTAATAATAGCACTTCCTCCTAATTCAGGAATTAATTGCAGTCTTTGTTTAATAGAACCTAATGCGTATTGCGCTGATGCGTGCGTTTGTGTAAAATCTAAATCTAATTTAAATTTTAAATAAGTGTCACTAGGTTGTATAAATTTACAATCACTAGGAATATTAATTAAAATTTTATTATTTCCTGATGCTTTATAACTTAATCCATTTGTAGTAGGATATGAGACTTTTTGAGTTATTACAGGTTTTTTAACAATTGCTTGCCAGTAAGACATATTATATATATATATCTATATAATATTTTTTTTATTTTAAGTAGCATATTGTTTAATATTATTAATATGATTTTGTACCATTCCTAATTGAGCTAAATTTGGTGGAGTTACTTTTTGTTCTACAACTGGTGGTGGTGGTTCTGGGACACCTTCATGGTCTTTTTCTCCACCCCAAATATTAAATATTTCACTAACTCCACCAACGAGAGCACCAGCTAATAAAAATTCTGGACCCAATGCTAACCCTGCCGCGTCTAATCCTGCACTTACCTCCTCGCCGACAGTGCCTAGCTTTTCCTGCCAGTTATTACCACTAATACTAACATTTTTATTTTTAATATCTTCATAAATATTTTTACCTACATCATATAAACCTAATCCAACTCCAAAAACTGCACCACCCTTTGATAAAGCACCAACAGCAGATTTTCCAACTTCTGCTAATTTTGAACCTGTTGCTGCTACGTTACCAACTTGTGATAAAGCACTTGCAGCTGTATCTCCTGCTCCTGCTAATGCTTTACCTGCATCTCCTGCTGCTCCTCCTACTGCTTTAACTCCTTTTGATAATGTTGATAATTCCATTTCAACACCTTCACCTGATCCACCTATTAACTTTGATGCTTTTGCTGCCTTAGCTGCTTCTGCTTGTTTTTCTACAATACCCTTTGCTGTACTACTAACACCACTTATAACCTCCTGAGTTGCTTTACCTTTTGACATTAAACCTTTTACAAATTCCATACCCTCAGCCGTACCCATTTTAGTATCAAAATCAATTTTATTAGCTTTATTTAAATCATCTATATGTTGGTTAATATCTTTATATTGTCCTAAAATTTCATTGACATCCATTATCTATATATATATATTATTCTGATATTTTTTTATCAAAGTTACTAAATACTTGTACCGGTGAATAATCCAACTTCACCATCATAAAATTATATCTCTCTTGATTGTGTGTAGCTTCATTAAATAATTTTTTAAAATTATCAAAACCATTAAATACATCTAATTCTTCATCTATTAATTTTAATTGCTTTGTATTATTATTAGGAGCCATTAATATTAAAGTGCTTAAATTTTGTCTTATGATATTAGGTATACCTTTATAACTCTGTATACTTATTATAATTTGTTCTATTCCAAAGTGGCGATAGCGACTGCAAAGTGATGTTATTAAACTATTTTTTTTAATTATATTTACAGCATCATCAAAAAAAATACATACAGACGGGCGATCATCTAATTTACCCTCTTTTTCATAACTCATTTGTTTATCTAAAATACTTTGTAAAGAAGCATCAGAATATTCATCAGAACAATTAAAATTCTCTCTTAAATATTTAGATGATTTACAATTAAATATACTAGGACTATAAATATATACTTCGTCAAATGCTTTACCCATCATTTCATCTCTTAATAATAAATTACTACATAAAACAGTCTTACCACATCTAGGAGGAGCAACTATCAATGTTACACCCGGAATAGACGGCATAATAGGATTAATTTTTTTAACTTTTTTATCCTCAGGAATATTTAATGGTAATACTTTTAATTTACTCATATTATACTTATATATATTATTTATATATAAATTTAATTTAAAATCCAAAAAGTTTATCATAAATATTAGATTCTATTTCAACTTGATTAATAGGTTTATTACTTTCTAATTCTGCATTTTGTTTAACTTGTTCTAAGTGTTTTTTCATTTTTCTTTTAGCTTTATTATCTTCTAATTTATCTACAATTGTATTTACTAATAAATCATAATCTATAACATTTGTTTTAGGTTCAGGTGCTGGTGCTGGTTCAGGTGTTTTTTCAGTTTCTTTTTTTTTCTTTCTTGCTTCTCTTGCTTTTCTTAAACTTTCTAATCTTTTTTCTTTTAAACTCATTTCAGGTTTTTTAAAAAATTCATCAGGTTCTTTTTTAGTTTCAATCTCATTTACTTCTTCAACTTCTTCAACTTCTTCATCTTCATCACTTGGAATATTAATTATAGGAAAATCATTATCTTCATCCATAATAATCTATATATATTAAATAATATTTTTTATTTCTCTTTTTTTCTAATTAAAAATGTATTACTTGTATAATCTTGTAAATCATTTGAATATGATTCATCTGCATTAACCATATCAATTTGTATACTATTTAATATAACTTGCTCTTTATTATGTAAATCTAAAAATATTAAGTTTTTAGGCTCGTGATATAATAAACCGTGACCCATTCCACCAGTTCCTAATGTTCTAGGAACAGAACCAACAATACGAGATATAGACGATGTATTACCGTTTAATGTTTTCATTTCTAAATCATTAATTCTAACATATATATTATTATTACTGTTTAATTCAGGTACTCGTTCTCTGTATGTTTCATATGTTAACAAAACATCTGTTATATTTTCAGGTGTATCCTCTTCTCTTGTCATTCCTAAAAATAATTGTACGTTAGCATCATAATTATAAGCGCCTCCTGTTGTATCACCTGTAATTAAAATAATCATTTGTGTAGGATCATCAAAATTAATATTATGAACTTGTCCTGTTGTTTTTGTTATATTAACTCTATAATCTGTAATCCATAATCCAGCAGGCACATTATCATTAATTGTATCCATATCAAATATAATACCTTCAACATATTGAGTTCTCCAATAATCAGTACGTACTAATTGCCGATGTTCTACTAAATCATCATATGCTGAATACCACCAATCTTTATTAGAATTCCAATTTTCAATTCTAGAACATGGACGAACATTAACACCATAATATTGAAAGCCACCTAATAAACATTTAGGATATAATGAATAATTAGATGAACCAACAGCAGGAAGTTGACCTGATGTTATACCAGCACCTTTTAACTTAACAATAATATTTTCATGTTGTACATAAAATTCAATATCAGTATTACCTGTATATGCAGAACATAAAGCAACAGAAGTAAAATCAGAAGCACCGCCATATGTTGTTGTGTTCCAATATTCAACTTCAACCATTGTATACCTGTCTGATTGTTCGTCATAATTTAAATGCCATAATCTAATATCAGTTCCATTACCTACTAATACATAATCAAAAAAGTCACCACCATAATCGTCAAAAATATCAGCATTGTAATCATCATCAAATTGATCTGTAATTGCTCCATAATCAAATATAGGTTGACCGAATTTACTTTGAGGCATTTTTCTTCCTTCATCAATATTTCTAACTAATCCAATTAACCACTTATTAGTAATAAAACCACTTGGAATAGTAACTTTAAAACCTCCTTCACTAGGATGTATAGGTTGTTTAAAATCATATAATATAGATATATTAGTACCTGCTGGACTTGTTAAATCTCCACCACTTGAATAATCACCTCCTGTTCCATCACGTGCTAAAACTTTTACTTGATCTGTCGGGTATCTTGTATTTAAACTGTGGTCGTACTCTTCTGCAGCAATTTTAATTTTAAATCCTTTAAATTCATTAGCACTATTCTTTTTTACTTCACATGTAAAATTATTCGCAAATGCTGGATGCGGACATTGATTATTTAATGCGGCAGTTAATATACCAGCAAAATGATCTATTGTATATTTACCTTGTGGTACTTCAACAGTCCATGGTATATCTTTTGTAAGTTGTTTTTTTTCATATGGTACTTCTTTATCTGTTACATCTCCATTATCATCTTTATAATAAACTTCATCATCTATTGGTAACTTATTACCCCAGAATATACCTATACGTCTTTCTTTATTAATTACAATTTCACCACCTCTATTAATAGTAGATTGTACTAATGCAATTTCTGAATTAGGTTCTACAACAAAACCATTACTAATATTATTTCTATAACTAAATGATGAATCGGATTTAACATTTTCTCTTTGTCTAGTTATCAATAAACTCATATTATTATATATATATTATATATATATATAAAAATATGGATGTTAAAAAATGTAATTGTGGATGTGATAAATCAATTAAAGAACGAGATACAGGTAATATAGATAAAATACCACCACCACCTAAAAATAAAAAACCTAATCAAAAACAAATGTTTATACAAAATAATTCAAAATCTAAAAATAATAAAAAAAAAAAATCAGTTAAAGGTTAT